CGCTCCCGCTGCGCTTCCAGTTCACGCGCCGCACGGGCACGCGCTTGCTCCGCCTCCTTGAGGCGATCCACCGTCTGCGCGGCCTTGGCGTAGGCCTGATCGAGGAGCCCCAGATTTTTTAGTTGTTCCTGAATAGCTGGGGTCAGTGTGACATTGGCGGGCCGGAGGTTGAGCGTCGCTGTGAGTTTCTCAGTTTCCTGTTCGAGCAACTGTTGACGGCGCTTGGCAAACTCGGCCTGTTGTTCCGGCGTGCCAGTCGGACTCCCAAAGACATTGGGGGCTTTTCGGGAAGATTCGGCAAGGTCGGCCTCTTTCTTCCGAACCTCTTCCAGTTGCCGCGTAATCGTCTGAAGGAACGCCGCCTCCTGCTCGCGGGCAGATTTAGTCCGGTTCGCCTCTTCGGTGAGTTTTTGTTGTTCAGCAGTCTCGTTCTTTGTCCCTTGGATCACTTCGAGGAGGGTGTCGAGCTCTTCCTTGGCCCGCTGAACCATCCCCTCGCGCTGCTCACGCAGTGGTCCGGGGACCGCCGTGGCCGCTTGCTGCTCTAACCGCGCAATCACGCCGCGCAGGCGTTGCACCTCACGCTCTTGATCCGGCGTGCCGGCAATTTCTTGTGCCATATTGGGAGCGAGGCGGGTGTCACGGCGCCCGCCCGCCAGCGCAAGGAGCGCCGTCGCCGTATCGAGAATGCCGGTAGCAATCTTGGCGAGGCGTTCAAGTTCGGGCAGGACATTGGCCCCCAGAGCATCTTTAAAGGCAATGAGTGCGTTCCCGAGCCGATTAAACGCTTGCTGCGCCCCATCGGCCATCTTGCCACTCGCCGCCTGCATGTCTTCTAAGCCGCGCGTAAAGGCCAGGGCAAAGGGCACAAAGCGCAGGGTGCCCGTTTCCACCAGCTTGGTCACCTGTTCCGTCGTATAGCCCATGCCTCGGGCCAGGGCTGCCAGAGCCGTAGGCAGCGCTTCGCCGAGTTGCTGGCGGAGCTCTTCCATCGACACGACGCCCTTACTGGCCGTCTGAGCGAGCGCCGTAATGATCCGGCCCAGTTCGTCATTGCTCGCGCCGACGCGCCGCGCTTCGTTCGAGACGGCAGTCAGTAACCGCCGTTGATCTTCCAGGGGCAAATTGGCCTGGGTGGCGGCGGCCGTCAGTTGCCGCCAGCCGCGGGCGAGTGGTTCAAAGGCGACGCCGAGGGCCTGTGCCGTTTGAAAGAGTTGGGCAAATTGTTGTTGCCCCGCACCAATGCCTCCACCCAAGGCGGCAAGCGAGGCACGCAGGGATTGCATGCGAGTGGCGACATCGATCGCACTGACGGCAAATTCTTTGAGTTGGCTGACGATCGCGCCCAAACTCGTGGCAATGCCGATGCCGCCGGCCACACTGAGGGCCGTCTGCAAGGCACTCCCAGAAGCCTGCGCGGCCGTAGTGGTCTGCTGCACCTGACTGGCAAGTTGGGCCTGGCGCTGCGTCAGTTGCTGGGTCGCCTGTTGGGCCTGCGTAAAGGCTTGCGCTTGCTGCTGGAAAGCTTGGGCTTGTTGGCGAACGGCCTGGGCCTGTTGCTGGACGGCTTGCGTGAGTTGCTGGAGGGCTTGCGCCTGCTGGCGTGTCGCTTGGCCCGCCTGCGATGACGCCTGGCTCTGTTGTTGGACCGCTTGGGCCTGTTGCTGGACGGCTTGCGTGAGTTGCTGGAGCGCCTGGACGTGTTGCTGCGTCGCTTGCTGGCTGCTCGCCTGTTGCTGACGCACCTGGCCCATGGTCTGCGCGAGTTGCGTGAGACGCTGCTGAGCCTGCGTCAGCGCCTGGTCAAAGCCGCTGGCATCTAGTCTTAATCGGGCTACTACATCACCGACTAATAGCTCTGCCATTTAAATCGCTATCCTTCCCACTTTTCTGCTATACTCAGGGGGTACGGCTAGGGATTGCAACCCGAGAAGCTCGTTTCCGGCGAGTTGCCGTATCCATCGCACCGGAACCAACAACCGGAGGTTGGTCTCATGCCATCGAAACGTCCGAAGACCCCTGAACAACTGGAAGCTCATCGACAGTATCAACGCCAATGGGCACGTGACCATGCGGCGCAGAGCAAAGCCTATCGTGACGCGCATAAGGAAACGATCCGCGCAAACGATGCACGCTACTATGCGGCCAACCGAGAAGCCCTTCTTGCACAAGCCAAGGAATACCGAGATGCCCATAAGGAAGAAAGGAGCGCCAAGCACCGTGAGTGGTGGGCTGCCAATCGTGAAGAAATCCGCTTGAAACGCAATGCTGCTTATCAAGCCAACCGTGAAAAAATACAGGAACAACATCGGCAGTCGTATCAAAAGCATAAAGAAGCACGCGATGCGGCAAATCGTGCCTGGGCGGAAACACATCCAGACGACATACGGGCAATCAAAGCGAAGTATCGAGAAACGCATCGAGAAGAGTTGCGTGCCCAAGGACGTGCCTATAGCGCTGCTCGCTATGCGCAAGACCCAGAAAAAGCGCGCCAAGAGGCGAGAGCCCATCACGCGAAACATCGTGACACTATCAATGCACGAGCACGTCAATACCGCGCAGAGAATCCCGATACGACGAAGGAAACCCAGCGTCGTTTTCGACAAAACCATCCTGGCTATGACCGTGCCTGGAATCAAACGCATCCTGAAGTTCGTCAGATAAATCAAGAAAGATATCGAGTACGCAAAGCTGCTACCGCAATTAATGACTTTACCCGTGCGCAATGGGAAGCTATGAAACAGCATTATGGCCATCGCTGTGTGTATTGCGGACGCAAGATGAAACGCTTGACTATGGACCATCTCACACCAATTTCAAAAGGCGGCAACCATACCGCCAGCAACATAGTACCGGCCTGCCAATCCTGTAATTCGACCAAGGGCAACAGAACCGTACTAAAACCTGTGCAACCGTTGTTGCTGATTCCTGGCTAATCAGCCTTTCTCTCCCCATTCGCGGTATACAAGCTATGCAGTATCCCGATCCGCTCCTCGATCTCCTCCAACCGAGGAGGCGGGGGAGGCGGCGCGGGTGGTTCGGGATACCCTAAGACCGCCAGCATGTCCTCGAGCGTAAACGGCTCGCGGCGCTGATCCGTATCCCGGTGCACGTTCCAATACGCTTGCAGGAGCATCGCCATCGGTCGCACCTGCCGCTGCTGTTGCCGCCAGTACGCCTCGGCCAGCAGGTGCCCTTCGAGAAACGTCATGCGCCAGAACTCGCCGTCGCTGACACCAAGGCAGGTCCGTTCAAAGGCCCAGAGCTTGCCCCAGTCGATTCGGCCAAAGGGTCGCTGTCTGTCGCCTCAGCCGTGACGGCCTCCACGACCACTTGCGGGCTCGCATGGCTCCAGGCTTGGAGGATGAGCCCGACATAGGGGATGAGTCCCGTGGGGTCCGCATAGGGCAAGGACTCTTCCACTTGCGTGAGCGTCAACGCGGGGTCCTCATGCAGGCAGCCTTGGTGGAGCAGGACGGCAATATTAATATAACTTAGTTTACTTAGATCATTATCCAACAACATTTCACTGAGCCGCCGCACGGCCTCAAAAAACGTGTAGTCGCGGCCCCAGATCCGTGTGAGGGCCAACTCAATGTTCTTGACCGCCGCCCTCGTAAAGAGTAGATGCCGGGGCTTATCGAGCGTGACATCTACCAACGGAATGATCGAAGGCATACAATACTTTCTATGCTTGCATCATACATATGATGTCAGTATAATAAATGCCTATGAAGCGTATAACCGTCATGCTAAGTCTTCCACAATTTCAGGCACTGACGACTCTGGCCAAACGACACGGCCTTTCCTTTTCTGAGATGTTGCGGAGGGTCATAGATGCCTATTTAGAACAGCATAAAGATGCGTAGGCTCAACCCCCGCTTGGGTTATCTAAGCCAGGGTACGCTCTGGTATGTTTTGCTACGTTAAGCTCTGACAAGCTTTGCTCTGTTAGGTTTCGTTTTGTTTCGCTAGGCCAGGCTATGCTCCTTGTGTCGCCGCCAGCTTATAGATTTTAGGCTTTGCCCTGTTAGGTTAGGCTCCGTTGCGCTGCGATCTGCTAGGCTTCGATGCGCTACTCTGTGATGCGTTCAGCTTGGCTGCGTTGTGCTCCGGTTGCCTCTGTTGTGTAAAGCTTGGTTCAGCTCCGTTGTGTTATGCTGAGCTTGGTTATGCTATGCCCTTATGCGTTCGGTCCCGCTACGCTAGGCTTCACTAAGTCGTGCTCTGCTTTGTTTAGGTACATTTTATGCTCTATGATGAATCCCACTATGCCAGCCCCTATTGGCGGACTATTCGTGCGCAGTGCCTTGCCCGTGATAATTACCGCTGCCGTCTCTGTAATAGCGATGAGACATTACAAGCCCATCACCGCACCTATGAACGCTTCGGAAAGGAGGAGCTAAACGACCTAACAACGCTCTGTGTCCCCTGTCATGACCTTGTGACGGATCACCAACGTCGTCTCCGCTACACAACGAGGGAGTTACCACCTGTGCAAGAGGTGGCACCGCCTCATGTTGTGCATATGTTTGGCTCCTCCTATCAGGAGATTGCTTGTGAAACAGACTGCGAAATACCATCTCGAAGGCGTGGCCCCACTCTTGATGCACAATGGGCAATTGTCCGATCCGCTCAATCAATGGACCAAAGCTATCAAAAAGATCACGGACAAACGCAAGAAGACGGAAGCCGATCACGAAGAAATCGGACACCTGGAATGGCTGGGCAGCCTTTATCTGCACAATGGCCAACCGTGCATTCCGCGCGAAGCGATCAAAGCTACACTCCTGCGTGCAGCGATGACTCTCAAAAAAGGCCCCAAGGTGAAACCGGGCCTTGTGGCTGAAGAACACGCCACACTTCTCTACGATGGTCCCTCTGATCCGCAGACGCTGTACCAAGATGCCGACTTTATCTATCGCACGACGAAGAGTATGCGCGGCCAACGCGTACTGCGTACTCGTCCGATCTTCTTTCCCTGGAGTACGCAAATCCAACTCGCCTTTAACGACGAGCTGTTGAATCCCGGCGAAGTGGATGAGTTGGTTGTCATTGCCGGGACGAGTATTGGCATCTTGGAAGAACGGCCCGAATATGGGCGGTTCACGATGCATAAACTCTAAGCCAGGCTACATTCCCTTGTGCCAAGTCGGGCTGCGGCTTGCTCCGGTGAGCTGCGGCTCAACAGGCACGAGGGCCACAATGGAGGGCATTAGACCGGCTCCTCGGTTTTGAGCACTGGCGCATCGGCCGCAAGGCCCACACTGGCCGCCTCGGGGTTGTTCACATGGATGAGCGCGGTGTCGCCAATGGGGACGACGCCGGCGCCGAGGTCGGCATCCACGCCGACGCTCACCGTACTATCGCCCATGGCGCCTGCGACCACCCACGCACTCGTGGCATCAATGGGCTCGATCGTACAGGTCCCCTCGACGCTCCACTGCGCCTCCCCGTCCACCTGCGCGGGAGCGCCCCCGGCCGTCAGCGGCGCAATGGCGAGTCGGCATTTCTCTTCGGTCGTGAGGGTCACTTCAATCGGCATGCTGCCTCCTGTGGTGGTCTGCACCGGCCCGACATGCCAGCGGAGACTGGGCGCGGCCGGGGCCGTCATGACCACCTGGTCAATGTGAATCGTCTCAATCGTAATGGTCATGCTCATGCAAAAGTAATAGCCCCATCTACAGTCAGTTCAAATTCGAGCGGCAGCGCGCCATTGACCGGCGCGGACGGAATGCGGTAGCGCGTCACGAACGCATTAAAACTCCAGGTCGTGGCGCCGACATTCGGGAACCGGACAGTAAACGCGGTAGAAACGCGGTTAATCATCGCCGTCCGCAGGGCCACATGTTGCGCATTGGCGGGCACAAAGTTCGCGGACACGCGGATCGTGCCACCATCGAGCAGGGTAGGAATCTTACTCGCCCAATTCCCACCATCATGCGCACTGACATCGACCACATTGAACTGGGCACCGACTTCCGACAGGTTGGTGACTTCGGGGACAGGGGTCCCCGCCATGTTGAGGACTATGCCTGTTGCGGCAATTGCTTGAGTAGGAATTTTAGTACCCTTTCAAAAGCCCTACGCCAAAATAGGCGCGTCGGGGAATTCAAAAGTCACTTGCGCCGTCAGTGCCCCCGCCATGGGGGCCTGATCTCTCCACCCAACACAGTACCCTGAGAACCACCAAGTTGTCTTAGTAGCATTAGGCAGTACCAGAAGATACGGACGGCGCGTGCGGGTTTCCATCAGATGAATGAGGCCCGTGACTGTGCCATGCGTGGGATGTTCGGGAACATGGTTGACAACGAGCCGCATACTGTTGTTGGACAGCATGGTAGGAATTTGCGAGCCCCAGCCACCGATCCCGTCGTGCGCACTTACGTCTATGACCGAGGCCATAATGCCCGCGTCCTGGATGTCCGTCACTTCCGCAATCGTGGCATAGGTACTATCGAGGGTGAAGACGCCGCCCGACGTGTACGCGCCGTTCCCCACTGAGCCCCGGAGCCGGGCAGTCGTGGGCGTCACAGCCTCGGCAATCCAGGTGCCATTCGCCCCGGTATTTCCGGCGACGTTCGTGACCGTCACTTTGGAGACATCGACAATGCCGTGCACGGCACTCGTGGTAACGACAATCGGTGTGGCGTTGGTGGCGGCGGTAATGTTCAACACGGCCGCAATACCATCGCCAAGACGCAAGGCGATGCCGAATGCTGATCTGGCTTGGGTGGGCATATGTTACGCCCCCGCAGGCGCTGGTTGGACCGGGACGGGCTCGTCGTCTGGGGCGGGCTCCTCGTCAGGCTCTGGCTCAGGGGGCGGAAACGGCGATGGGGGCTCTCCCGCGGCGATGGCCGCTTGCAAGCGGGTACAGTGCGCGATGTGGGCATCCATCCGGGCTTGCAGCAGGGTATCGTAGCCACAGGCAGGACAGCGAAATTGGATAAGCCCTGACCAGGATTCCGAGCGGTAGGGGGCGTCTTCCATGGTGCGCGACCTCCAGAAACACGAAACCGCCGACAGAAACGCAGCAACAAGGTGCTACGAAACTCTGCGGCGGTATGTGTTACCTGAAAGCCATCTCAGGCGACCAGTGACTACCGGTATGATGATTTAAATCCCTTGCAGGGAACAGCAGCTTATGAACGGCGGCATGTGCCACCCAAAGGCGTTTCAATCCCTTCCTTTCAATCCCTTCCAGGGTACCATGACTCTAGCACACCTGGCTCACAGGAACCAGCCCAAAACTGCAGGCCACGTCTTACACCACAAAGGCCATATTTTCCACCGCAAACTGCACCTGATAGGCGCCGTACCGCGTGCCTCCCTCCCACGACCACCGAAATTGAATGACGCGGTATTCGTGCCGCAAGTTGGGTTCAATCATCTGCGTATCGGCAGGCTGAAGCAGCCATGTCACGGTCGTCACCGCGGGCGGGCCGACGTCAGTAACAACGGTCACATCGTTCGCATTCAGTGTATTCTGGCTCGTGCGCCCATTAACGATGAGGCCACTGGCCACATCGTAATAGGTGAGCGTCAGCGTATCGAGCACACCGATAGGAATTGCCCCGCCACTTTCACTAAGCAGCGTAAAGGTATAGATGCCGGTCGTGCCTTCCAAAAGTGTGGCGGGGAGCAAGGGTATGTCAGCCATAGGAATCACCTTAAAAGAGGAGTTTGCCCGAGACCCGTGCGGCGCAAGCCCATGACGCTCGTGGTGGCATGGGTCAAGGCCCCCTGGGCGCCTCGAACGACTTCAGGGACAGGAATACTTATCGCTTCCGCCATGACGGTCTGCGCGGCTTGCACGAGTAGCCCCGTCGCAGTCAGGGCGATGACCCCCTGACTCACAAGAGTCTGCGGCTCCTGACTGATGGTTGCCGTCCCGCCGAGCACCAGGATACCTGCGGCGGCGAGGCTCTGCGCCTCCTGGCTGACCGTCGCCGTGCCAAGAAGCCGCAGGGCACCCGTGGCGGCGAGGCTCTGCGCTTCCTGGCTGAGGGTTGCCATCCCAACGAGTCGCAGGCTACCCGTCGCCACACTGCTCTGGGCCTCCTGCGTCAGGAGCGCGGCGCCCGAGGCCGGATTTATCAGGAAGCTTGTACTACTGAGGCTCTGAGCAGCCTGTGTGACCGCCACGCCGCCCGCAATGGCGAGGGCCCCCGTACTCGTCCCCGTTTGATCGGCCTGACTGAGTGCGACAGTCCCGGTGAGAAGCGCCACCGCCGTACTAGTAAGCGTCTGAGCGGCCTGGAGGACTGTAACACTCGCGCCAACGACAAGCGTGCCGGTACTACTCGCTATCTGTGCGGCTTGCGTCACTGTGAGCGTGCCTGCCACAGACAGCGCTCCGGTACTACTGCTCACCTGTGGTGCCTGACTGACCGTGACACTTCCCGTCAGCCCCAGGACACCCGTGCTCGTCAGACTCTGCGGGGCCTGGGTGAGCGCAGCGCTCCCTTGCAGCGCCGTGCCGCCGGTACTCGTCACCGTCTGGGCGGCCTGCGTCAGGCTGGTCGTCGCGGCAAGCCACAGCGCTCCCGTACTGGCGAGCGTCTGCGCCGCCTGGGCGAGACTGCTCGTGCCCGCCAGCGGCAACACGCCCGTACTCACAAGCGTCTGGGCGGCTTGCGTGACCGCAAGGGTCCCAAGACGCAGCATGAAGCCGGTACTCGTCACCGTCTGCGCGGCTTGTGTCAGAGCACTGGTACCCGCCAGCGGCAGAACACCCGTACTCGTGAGCGTTTGGGCGGCCTGCGTGAGCGCCACCAGCCCGAGAGCCTGGGAGCCTCCGATACTGCTTACTGTCTGCGCCGCCTGCGTCAGCGCACTGGTTCCCGTCAGCGGCAGCGTCCCGGTACTCGTCAGGGTCTGGGCCGCCTGCGTCACACTGCTCGTACCCTGCACCCGCAGCGCGCCCGTACTGCTCGCCGTCTGCGCCGCCTGGGCGAGCGTGGCCGCCGCCTGGAGGGGCAGCGTGCCCGTACTCGTCGCGGTCTGCGCCGCCTGCGTCAGGGCACCCGTCGCTTGGAGCGCGAGCGTCCCCGTACTACTGCATGTCTGGGCGCCTTGCGTCACGCTGACGGCGCCCGCCCCGAGGGCCGCGCCACCCCCAATAATCAGCGTCCCTGCCTGCGTGACGAGAAACGTCGCCGTGACGGCCTGCGTACTGGGGTTCACGGTGATGGGCGCATCGAGAAGTCTGGCCGGTGTCGCGGCGTCATAGACCGCCACAAGGAGATTGACCGACCCGCGTCCATGCGTGGCCGCCGACACCGTGACACTGGTACTACTAAAGACCGTCGCACTATTAGCCGGGGTGGGCACGCTACTGGGCGCCGCCACGACGATCCGCCCATCCCGCGCGGCCGGGAGGGTCACCAGGACATCACCGGTTGTCGCCGTGACCTGGATCGGCGCCTCAACGTGCAGGCCGCTAGAGTCAAAGAGTTGCACAAAGAGCAACCCACTACCGCGCCCATGCTCACTGGCAGGAAAGCTCCAGCTCGCGCCATCGGCGACGAGAAACGCTTTCCCGGCCGCGGGTTGGGTCATGGCACTCACCAGGACGGCCCCGGCGGTCGGCGCCCCAAACTGCACCTGGACGTCGTAGGAGGTTGGATGGATGGTGACCTGTGCCTGGAGTTGCGATGCCGGGATCCCGGCATCATAGACCTGCACGAAGAGATTGGGCGTCCCCAGGCCATGCACGGCGCCAGGAATCGTGGTGGTAAGCAGGGCCCCAAAGGGCCAACGGCCTTGGACCAATGGCCCTTCATGCGCCCCGAGCCCGTCGAGGGTCTGCGCAGCCTGCGCCAGCGCGGTCGTGGCCTGCAGCGCCACCGCCGCGGTACTACTGAGCGTTTGGGCGGCCTGGGTGACCGCCACCGTCCCGGTAAGGAGGGGTGTTCCCTGGCCCGTGGCGGAAAGCGTCTGCGCGGCTTGGGTGAGGCTACTCGTCCCAGCGAGCGGCAGGATGCTGGCGCTGCTCAGCGTCTGCGCCGCCTGCGTGAGACTGCTGGTGGCAAGCAGGGGGAGCACGCCCGTGGCGGAAAGCGTCTGGGCCGCCTGCGTCAGCGTCGTCGTCGCGGTCAGTGGGCGCTGCGTGGGCACAAAGCGCCGCAGCTGACGCAGGCGACGACGACGAACGACAATCCATAGCGCCATAGGGAGACATCCTGGGAGTCAGATGCCAGGCAACCGCAGCGGGGCTCTAGCCGTCTTCTTCTACGAAAGCACTAATTTGTAAAGTCATATCATCATTGAGACTAGTATTCATGCGCAAAATGAGCGCTTCACCGGCGATAGCTTCCGGGCACCACTTGTTCTCCGGGTAAAAGGTTTCCAGCGGCGACAGGCGGTTAATCCACCCGAGATACTCCAGGACCGTCGTCGTGCCAGAACTGGTGGCCACCGTCGGTGAGTTGACCCGCGCGGTAAAGCCTGCCGCCTGGCCGATACCCGGCCGTGGCACCGTCGTCGGCGTCACCGTGGCGGAGCCGGTCCCCGTCCCATCCGTCACCGTCGCCGTCATATGGGTCAGTTGGAGTTCTAAACCCTCTTCAGCGGCATCGCCGACTTCCGTCGTATTGCCAAGCCGAAAGCCTACGAGACGGAGGGGTTTGTTCGTCGCCGGGTTCAGTTGCAGGAGGTCGGTATTGCCCCCCGCCGCGGTGAGCGTAAACGTCGCAGCCACTTTGTAGAGTCGAGGCATCTAGGCGGCCCTCCGAAAGATACGCCAGGGTTGTCGACGCGGGGGTGGGGCTTTGGTGGCGGCCACCGCCACCGCGCCCGCCCATCCCTGCGGCCACGTGAGCCAGTTGAGTTCCTGGGCGTAGCCCTGGCGCGAGGCGTTGTAGAGCCCGCGCGCCTCGCTTGCACTAAGCGCCCGGTTGTAGACGCGCACATCATCCATCGCCCCGACCCAGCGCTGCGTGCCCTGCCCATACTGCCCGAGATTGAGTGGACTGGCTTGCAGTTGATAGGTGACCGTGGGCAGCGTGCCGGAATAGGCCACGGACATCGGCACGCCATTGAGATAGAGTTGCGCCTTCTCGGCATTGGTGGCACCGGCCCCGTTAAAAACCGCGACGAGATGAAACCACACCCCGGCACTGATAAACGAGGTATAGGACGGCAGGTTCAGATACGCGGCGGTCCCATTGGCGATCTCAAAATAGATATTATTATCGTTCCACGTTTCGAGGGCGACCTGCTGCACCCCCGCCGCATATTTACTCACCAGGTAGCCGATCACATTCGTGGTCGTCTGCCGCGCCCAGACCGCCAGACTAAACGCCGGGGCATTATCAAGCGCCGCCACCGGGGAAGCCTGCGCAAAGGTGGCGCCGCCAAAACGCACCTCGGCCCAGCCACCAGGGCGCCGCGTCGCACCCCACCCCACCGTCGCCGTGCTGGGCTGGAGCCCCGTCCCCACCCCGTCCGCACGCCCGACGAGATCATGCCACGTCGAGCCACCCGGCGACAGCGGCAGCACCATCCACCACGCCGCCAGGCCCCGGTTGAGCGGGGCCACGGCGTTGAAGGGAGCGCCGTACTGGAGACTGCGGACACCAAGACTCGCGGGCATAGAGACCTTTACGTGTCAGTAAAATATGAACTCGTATACGTCATCACAGGCGCCGTCTGCGTCGCATTCAAGGCCGCCGTGTTGTTATGCGTCACAAAGACCGTCCAGCGCTTGGGCTCCTTGCCCCAGGCTTGCGCCGTACTCAGGCAGCTAATCGGGTACGTGACCCCGGTGGTCGCCGAGACCGCTGTCGCGCCGAGGAGAGGCTTGATCCCGCCATCGCGCGTGTACGCGCTGGTGAGGTTGATCGTCCCCGCGTTGGTGCCCAGGATCGTATCGGGCCACACCACCGTGGTATCAGGAAAGAGGGCCTGGACGCCGTAAATGCGAATTTCTGAGTCCACGGCGGGCGTGGTGCCCGTCACAATCCGGGCGGTAATCTCGGAGTCGATATTGCGGGCGCTGGTATTATCAATCGCCACCGCGTCGCGGCCCGAAATCCAGGTCGAGGAGGCGGCGAGCGACCCGAGCGTAATCGTAATCGCTGTCGCCGAACTATAGGCCAATTTGAAATTCGTATTTTCCCCGTATTCGACATACCACGGCGCATATCCCATCTTTTGCCAGAACCAGTCCCGGAAGCGCCTGGGCAGTCGCCGGCGGGTGGAGAGAAACTCAAAGTCATGCCCGACGTGCTTGGCATGCCACTCCCACAACTCTCGGCTGAAGCCCTCTGGAGTCTGCGGCCCTGGCTTGTGCCACAGCTTGCACGTATGGCAGTAGCAGTCGAGCCTGATCTGAACGTCTGCCTCATCGGCAAGGCGCTCGGCGCGGTCGTAGTCCCTCATTCCGCCCATGCTTGCTCCACTAGCGAGGGGGTGAGCAGCCCCTCAAAGACCATCGTAGCCGGGGCCGCCGTGGTGCCTGCCCCTTGTGCGGTACTCGCGTAGAGTTTCTCCGTGCGGGTGGCCTGCCGCCGCCCCAGGGCCAGCAAATAGTTGACTTGGACTTGCGAGGCGCCCTGGCCCCCAAAGATCGCCAGCCAGCCATCGCGGGTCTGCTGGAGCGACGGGTTCACCCCGCCCGGTGACCACATGCGCGCCCACGAGTCTCGGTCTTGCACGGTCTGCGCCTTGTAGGTTTGCCAACTCCAACTGGCACCGCCCACGCTCGACTCATACACCTCTTGCTCCTGGATGGCCGTCTTCCACACCCAGAAGTCCGGGGCGGCGGCCAGGTTGTACGCCTCGGCGACCACCACGGCGCTATCGCCGTTGTGCGGCAGCGCCCCGAGCACCGGGTCTGCCGCAATGTCGGCCGCAAGCTTGTCGAGGTTCGCCTCCGTCCACTCCATCGGGCGTTCTCCTAGAGCATCGACACCGTTAGCGCACGCGCCCGACCGGGGCCGGCATCGCCGGGGGGCGCAGGTTCGCATCAAAGGTCGAACGCAGAAAGCGCCAGTAGGGGGCGTCCCCGCTAGGCGCGTTAAAGAGGCGCTGCGCCTGGGTAAACGTGACGTCCCGCGCCTCGCGCACGAGATGGCCCGTATCATCCAGGAGATAGGCACCTCCGGCACCACTGAGCACGCTGCTCGCCAGGAGGGAGCCGTTTTCCCCACCCCAACTGGTGCGCAGACTGGGCGCTGTGAGCCCGGTAATGGTCCACCGTATGGCCGTCCGTACATTGACTTCGAGGGCCGAGGTCACGGTGTCCATCACGAGCGACCAGACCGGGGCCGGCCAGGCGCCATCAATGTCGATACCTTGATCGGTCGTGACGCGCCGCAGCGTGAGGGCACGCAGATAACTCCCGCTCACGTTCACGCCCACGAGGCGGAGATCTTCGAGGACGATATCATTGGTGGCGGTTGGGGTGACCGACACGTCATAGACACTGATAGGATTATCCAGCGGGTTGGCCCGCAGCGGATCATTCACAATGAGGCCCTGTTGCGCGCCCATGCCCAATTGGGACGGGGTCCCGGCTTCGGCAGAGACGTTTTGCAGGCTGCCAGCACTGGCGCGGTGATTGACGCCACCCAGGCAGCGGGTTGCCACGCTGTTCCGGACAAAGTAGAACTGCGCCATGTGGCCGTCCGTTCCTACCGTACAGCGATCGCTCGCCACCCCATCCACATAGGTGTGACTCGTGGCAAACGCGATCGAGACGGTATGCCAGGTCTGGTAGCCCACGATATTGCGGATCACATTGCCACGTCCGTAGGGAAAAATGCCATAGCGCCCACCCTGAATGGTAATGGACTCCAGGAGCGCGCCCACGAGACCGGGTTGGAAAAAATCGTTGCCGCCCCAGCCGCCCGACGGATAGCCGCTGTCCATGGCCGGGGTCGCCTCCCAGACGCTCAGGTTGCGGAGCACCGCCCCAGCGGGCATGAGAAAGCTCGTAATCATTTTGGCATTGGGCGCCGTGGGCCCAGGGGTTTCCCAACGCAGCGTGTCGAGCAGCAGCGTGCCACCGCGGTAGATGTTGACCGGAATGTCGGAGGTCGTTTGCACCGTGACGAGGGTCCCCGCCGCCGGCGTTTGGTGAAAGCTGACCGTGCAGCCACTGGCGCGACAGTAGCCGGTTTCATCCACCAGGCTATAGCCGGGGCCGCCGGTCACCACCACTTCGCTGGATTGCAGGTAGTAGAGCGGATAGACCAGGCTACTCGCCACCCCGTCCATCCGGTAGGTGAGGGCGCGTTTGGGGTGAAACCGGTAATTGGTTTTCCAGTCCTCGGCAAACGTGATGCGCGTGCCCGTGAGCGCCCCCACGCGGGCGTATTCAAACATCGCGTGCGCCCAGCCGGTCCCCGGTGACATATTCATCGCCGTCTGGACTTCGACGATGTCCCCCACCTGGATGCCGGTCGTATTGTTCACGGTGACCCCGTCATCGCTCACCGCGACCGTCGCGGTGAGGGTTTTCGTCGTGATGAGCGGGGCGGCAAAGCCCAGGGCGCCAGTATCACCCGTGCGCTTGAGCGTCGTCCCCGGCGTTCCGGCGAGGACCAGCTTCTCGCCGCTGGCGATATTGCGCGTCACGTCCGTCGTGAGGAGATAGATCCCCGCCGGGAGATGCAGGCATTTGTTCGTGGCGATGGCATCGGCCATGGCGGTCGTGAGTTTGGCCGCAATATCGGCACTCCCGTCCGTGGCCGGGGCATAACTCGCAAATGTAAGCCAGTTGGCATGGCCGGGGCTGTAGACCGCACCACACAAGGAGGTGACCGTGGCGGTAGGCGGGGTCGGCCAACCGGAACCGCTCGTGACGAGCGGCGCAGGCGTCACCCCCACCAGGAGACTCTGAGCACTCGGCGTAAAGCTCCCACTGGGGAAAAAGCGCACCTCATAATTGCCCGGCGTGGCGGGGGAGGTAAAAAACAGGGTGGCACTACTCAGGCAGACGCCTGGCGGGGTGGTCGAGCCATTGAGATACTGCCAGGCGAGGCGCGTCCCCGCCGAGGATGCACTGCCTACGGCAAAGAGCCCCACCCAATCCGTCGTGGTACAGGACGTATTGCCCGCCACCTGGACACTGATCGCGGTCGTCGGGCTGACGACCACGGGCACGGCCAGGCTCACGGTCTGTCCGGCCAGCGGCTGCGCCAGGAGCAGGCCGGGGACGCCCAGGAGCAGGGTGAGGAGCGCCAGGAATACACGTGGCATCGGGTCTCCTAATCGTTGGCCCACCGGGTATAGGTGAGCGTCACGCCGAGCACTTTGACGTCACTCATCGGCGTGAGCGTCGTGGCCGTCGCGTTCACAAAGCCCCGCAGATAGACATGCGCCCCGCCAGCACAGGTACCCGCCAACGTCAGCGCCGCCGTGGTAGCAAACTGCTCGCGCGCCGCCGTGTTGCCAAAGGTGAGGGTCGCCGCCACATTACTGGCACTCGTCGCGGCAGTCCCACTGGTAATGGCAAACGCCTGGACGCTGTCACCCTCCCGCACACACTGCCCGGAAAAGCGCATCTGCACGACTTCGCCGGTGTTGTTGCCGAGGCTGAAGGCCGCCAGTTTCAGGGTCACCGTGCCGCCGTCCCAGCCGGCCGGCAGGACCGTGTGCACCTCCACGCCGTCCGCATCGGCGTCGGTGCAGGTAATGGCCTGGAGTTTGGGGCCGCCGGTCACCAGGACCGCCGCGGCCCCAAGCGTACAGGCGCCGTTGACGTCCATCGCCCGCGCCGGAAGAAAGAGCGATTCGCGGATGCCCGTGCCGTAGGTAACGTCCGTACTGAGGTCAATGGCCGTGCGCCCCACCGTGGCGTGCCAGTCCGTGGCCGAGAGCCGCTCGACTTCGACGTAGCCGCCGCGCGTGAGGGCCTGCTGCGCCGCGGCCAGACCGTTCATGGTATCACTCCCGGCCGGGGTGAGCGTACAGGCGCCCGGACCCGTATCCACTTTGACGAGGCGCCAGTGATGCTGCGTCGCCGTCGCGGCGAGGGGTAAGGTGGCCAGGCGTTCCGTGGCTCCAGCGGTACAGGCGACAATGGGGCCATGGGCTGCGCCCAGCGTGAGATCCCCGCTCATGGGCGTCACGCGCAGGCTCCAGCCCGTCACGGTGGTCGCATCGAGGGTCTGGCCGCTGGAGCCGGCAAAGGCACCCGCATTGTTATACTGCGCCTGGTTGACACTCCCTGCAGGCACGCCCGCCCCGACGTTGCCGCTGCAATTCTGGCACTGCATATTGGTCCCGTCATAACAGACCGCGACCAGCTGGCCCGCGCGAATATCATTATCGGCCAGCGGCGTGGTGATACCCCCCTGGACCTTGACAATCGCTTTGGCGCCCAGACTGTGGAGATTGAGCGTCGCCGCGCCCGTGTTCGCGACATCCGCCACAAAGCGGTAACACGCCTGCGTCTGATACGCGGTGAGGGCATAGCCCAGCGTGCAGGCATAGGCATCCGTGCCGCCGCTCGGTCCTGTGGTGCAGGCGTTCACGTGCCCGAGGACCACCTGATTGCCGATGACGGGCACGGTCTGGGCCAGCACGAGGTG